ATGCTGCTGTCGAGGGCATCAACTGGAAAGATTCTGTCCGTGTTAGTACTCAAGCTAATTTGACGTTAGCCTCACCAGGCGCGACGATTGACGGCATTACGATGGTATCTGGTGATCGTGTGCTGGTTCGTAATCAAACAACAACGACTGAAAACGGTATTTATATCTGGAATGGCGCAGCCACACCCGCCACGCGTTCGCTCGATGCCGATACCGCCGCCGAATTGGAGCAGGCCACAACGACAGTCGAGGAGGGCACGAATGCGGGGATTACCTATCGCCAGACTGCGGTCAACTTAACGCTTGGTTCGGGCGCGATTGCGTGGTCGGTATTTGGGACGGCTGCTGGTGCAGCATCGGAAACGTCGTCAGGCATTGCAGAGATTGCGACGCAAGCTGAAACCGATGCTGGAACGGATGATTTGCGCATTGTCACCCCGCTAAAACTGGCAACCAGTGTATTCGGTACAAAAAAATTCAATCAGAATATCGGCGACGGTAGCGCGACCAGTTTCACTGTTACGCATAATTTAAATACCAAGGATGTCGAGGTTGAGGTTTATCGAAACAGTGGGAACAATGATTCGGTAATGGTTGAGATTCAGCGCACCAGTTTGAATGCCGTGACGATTATCGTTGATGGAACCGCGCCGGCGGCCAATGCTTACCGGGTTATGGTGAGGGCTTAGTCATGCAGTTTTTGAGTGCAATTGATTTGTCAGGCATCGGCACGTCAAACCCGTCCGCAGATATTGTTAGGATATACAAGGAAAATGAGGCAGGTAGATTGATGCCAAGTTTTAGGGACTCTGGTGGATGGCCCACAACGATACAGCCGCATATCGGATTACATCGTATATCAGCGTGGATCCCCCAGGGTAACAGCACGATCATTACCGCCATCGGTTCTAACGCTCTGACTGCGACTGGTACGGCTACGGCAGCAACGATGGCGACGACAAATATTTATACGCAGCTAAAAAGCCTTGAGTATCTTGTTACCGCAGCAGCTAATAATGCTGTTGCTGGCTGGCGTGCCTCACAGAATACATTTTGGCGTGGCAATGCTGCAAATGCCGGGGGGTTTCACATGGTTTGCCAATGGGGACCGGCGACTGGTGTTGCAACCACGACAAACCGGGCTTTTGTCGGCATGACATCGGCCACTGCTGCACCGACTGACGTGCAGCCGTCATCGCTGTTAAGTATGTGCGGGATGGGGTGGGATGCTGCGGACACGAATATCCAGATGATGACGAACGATGGTACTGGCACAGCAACTAAGATCGATCTTGGCACTAACTTCCCGGTACCTACAGTGAATAGAACGGAAGCTTATGAATTTCAACTCTATTGCGCTCCAAATGCCAGCACAATGAATTACAAAATTACAGACATGGGAACCGGTAATGTGGCAAGTGGATACAACATTTGTCTCCCCGCGCGGATGGATGAGTGTCGGCGGAACATCGAGCGTGATCGGAATAGCGCTGATGAATATGTATGTTGAGACGATGGTGTGATGATGGATTTGGACATGAAGCTATCCCCGCATTTCACCCTGCGCGAACTGATCCATTCTGATAAAGCCATCGAGCTTGGCATCGACAACACACCGCCGGCTGAGGTCATCGACAGGTTAAAGATCGTGTGTTGCAGGATTCTTGAACCAGTGCGCGATCACTACGGTGTCGAGAGCGTACCGAACAGCGGTTATCGTTCGCCAAAACTGAATCGCGCGGTCGGTGGCAGCAAGACATCGCGGCACGTGACCGGGCAGGCTGTTGATTTTGAAGTGCCTGGCGTAAGCAATTATGACCTCGCAAAGTGGATGGCCATCAGTTTGACTTACGATCAGTTAATTCTTGAGCATTACACACCGGGCGATCGGCATTCAGGCTGGGTGCATTGCTCGATTGTGAGTGGTCAGAATCGCATGCAGTGTTTGACAATTGGCGACGGGTTCAAACGTGACGGGCTGTTTGCATAATTTTCTTAACGCTGCCGTATAAATTTATGCGCCAGCGTATAAATCTTTAATGGAGAAATCGAGATAATGTTCAGTGAATACGAAGATACTTTAAACCGATTCTTAAAAATTCTTGGCGCACCCGATCCCGATCGGTTCAGTCAGAGAGAATGGGAGCTGGTGGAAGTCTATGTGAAGTCTGACGGCTGCACTGGTGCGATCGATTTCAAGCGGAAAGCGTGTATCGAACATGATTTTTACTTTAGAACGCACCACGACTTCGAAGGAAAGGCCATCAGTTTCATGGATGCAAATAAACGGTTCAGGATTCGTATGCTGCGATTATCTCGTTTTGGTGTCATATCACCATTAGCATGGTGGAGATGGGCGGCTGTGTGAGTTTTTGGAAGGTCAGCATGGGAGGGTAAAAAAAGTTACCATGGTTAAACAGATATTTTTGGCGTTTTGTTTGTTATTTTGTGTCGGATCGGTATTCGCGCAGGAAATGCGGCTCGTTGTGCGCAGCGTGCATGACGGTGACACGATCAATGTCACGCTCGATTCGTTGCCGGTACCACTCAATCACGCATCAATCAGATTGCGCGGTATCGACACACCTGAAATGGGATCGCGCGCAAAGTGCGAGTTCGAAAGGTTGCTGGCTAATCTGGCCAAAGCCTATCTTGCTTCGATGGTCAAACCCGGCGACATCATAACCGTAACCAATCTCGATTGGGACAAGTACGGCGGCAGAATCCTCGGCGAAGTAACAGACAAATCCGGGCGCAACGTCAATGCGCTGATGATCCTGAATAAACACGCCGAACCGTACAGCGGGGAGGGTGCAAAGTTTAATTGGTGTGGTGTGTGATATTTTTATGACAAATAACGGGGGTATAAAATGGATCAAAATGAAATATTGCAAAAACAATTGCAGAAATCTCGCGGTGAAATTGTATTTCAACTACAGAGATTTATTGATTCGATGGATGGTGTCACGATGCCAAGCGAAGCAGAAAGCGCGCTATCAGAACTTAACGCAACGATGCAAGGACTTGAGCTACATCATCCCGATGCGCAGCCGTCAGATCAGCATCTGCCAGATTAACATCAGGCCCGGTTATGCTGGGCTAAAAGCTGACCAAAAAGCTGACCATTTACAGATTAATACAGACTATTTGCAATTAGTTACGGTCACTATCAATCATGCAAGTGATTGATTAATATATTATTATTGGTGGAGACGGCGGGAATCGAATTTCCTTTCCATCTCTAATAATCACTGTTAAGTCAATGATTATTAAATAGTCAGTCAGTATATTAAAATATATCCTGTACCAAATGCTGACTATTTGATTTTGTCTCTGTGCTCTCTCAGAGCTTCTTCAACCACCTGCGCTTTCGCCCTTCCCGTACTTTCCAGATACTCCAAAACATCAGGCGCAAGCCTGAAAGACACCATCTTCTTGCTTGAGTCTGATGTCTTTCTGCCTGCGCCTTCTCGTTTGCCGCCGTGGTTCATTTGCTATTTATTGATACTTCAATATTTACTAGAGCTTCTCTTGCATTATAATTCGAGCCAAACATCTCGATCGCTTTCTTTCCCTGCTGTTCATCATTACTGATCCATCGGGCATAAGTGCGGGCCGTAATCAGTACATCCGAATGCCCCATCTGATTTGATACCCACGCGAGATTTTCCCCTGCTGACAGCATCATCGATGCGTAGGTGTGTCTTGTCTGGTATGGGTTTCTGTATCTCACGCCGGCCTTTTTCAACGCTGGAATCCATGCTGATTTTCTTATTTGCTGATCACCTAGCCATGGTTCGCCCGTTGCGGGGTTATGAAAAACCTTGCCTTTATGTAGCAGCGTGTGCTTTTTCTGGTCAATCAGCGCTTGTTCAACTGGTGGTAGCATGTCGATTTCGCGTGTCCCGGTCTTGGTTTTTGTGGTTTCGATTGCGCGTGATGCGTTGGTCATTGCTTTGTTGACTCTGATCTTTTTGCGTTGCCAGTCGATGTCTGCCCATTCAAGAGCGATCAGTTCTGACGTGCGCATGCCAGTCCAAAAGAAGGTGATGATCTGATTGCGGATTTGCCCGGTAGCGGCGTTGATGATTGCATGCTGTTCTTCACGCGTAAAAGGATCGACATGAGCCGTGCTAACGGGTGCCTCGTTGCGTCGATATGTCCAGTTGTATAGCGGGTTTAGCTGTATCAGGTCGTCATGCTGCGCGTCCTGCAGGGCGGTTCTGAGTGGGCTTAATATGTTAGCGATGCGTTTGTTCGAGCAATCAAGCGTAACAATCCATTGCCGGATGTCGTTGCGTGTCAGCATGTGTAACAGCGTCATGCCGAAGCGGGGGATAATGATGTTGGTGAATGTTTTGGTGTAATCCAGGTGCGTGCTGGCTTTGAGTACGGGCTTTTTGTTATCGAGCCACTCGGTCAGGTAGCGTTTGACTGTGTACTGTGTCGGTGCGAACTTATGCGCGTTTTTTGATTTCGGGAATGTGTAAGAGTAATCGAAAGTGCCAGCATCGATGGCGTTCAGAATAGCCGCCCGGTGTTGTGCGGCTTTCTTTAAATTAGCGGGGGAGGGCTTAAGTGCGAGACGTTCCCGGCACCTGATGTTTCGATAGTAGAAATCGATTTCAATTGTGGAGTCGCTGGCTTCCCTGACTCCAGGGTACTTGTTGCCCATGCTTCGAATGCTTCCATGATTATTAATATGCGACCGTCCGGCGCTTTGACGTATTCACGACCGAGTTTCCAATCGCCTCGGGTTATCTTACACCGGATCGCCGTTGTGGTGTACCCGGTCATATCGGCAAGTTTTTCTATTGTTTTAAGGTTCATTACTGATTTTTAATATTATTTTCTGTTACATTAAACTTTATTATTATATCTTCAGATAAATCAACAGCATTCGAATGACTTTCATCAGTATTTTTTATGAATTTATATGGTTTAGATGATCCACTGTTTTGGGATTTCCGGTACTGGCATCCAGTGGGTTGGTTTCATGATATCTTCTATCAAACCATCAGAATAAAAAACGTCTTTAATACGCATCAAATTCTCTATTTTTTCGGTTTTGTTTTCAATGCAAATGATGCTTACGTACTCTGGCGTATTTTCATCAATTGGCAACCACGGGTTAAGCTCGGTGCATTCGTCAACAAGCATGTGCAGGATATTCATAATCGCATGCGGTTCATACATTTTTTTAGTAGGTTCATTCTCTTTCTTGCGCGTCTACTATATTTATCCTTATTTTTCCATCATC